TGCGAGATACTATGAGAACCCTCGAAGATCGCCTCGAGAAAAAGATGGATAAACTTGACGCGGACCTCAGAGATATCCTACAAAAATCCCTAGACAATCCGCTGGCAGATTAATTCCAACTTCCCTATAAGAATGGCTGGCGAGGCAGGGCTCGAACCTGCGACAACGTGATTAACAGTCACGCGTTCTACCAACTGAACTACTCGCCATTAATATTGGCAGAGGATGAGGGATTCGAACTCCCGAGACCTCTCGGTCTAACGGTTTTCAAGACCGCCTCTTTCGACCACTCAGACAATCCTCTAACATGGTGGAGCGAGAGGGGATCGAACCCCCGACCTACTGGATGCAAACCAGTCGCTCTCCCTACTGAGCTACCGCCCCATGTTACTTTATATATAAACTAATTTGGTGCCGCCACCACGAATCGAACGCGGGACCTACTGATTACAAGTCAGTTGCTCTACCTGCTGAGCTATAGCGGCAATTATTACTTTCTCTTCTTGTCGTATCTAGCGATTACATCTTGCAAAGGTTTGACCCAGTTGTCGCGATGCTCAACAAACACTTGACACTCACCACCATCCACTGAGATGATTGTAACCAGTTGAGTAATAGGAATCTGAGTACGCTCTTCCCATGCTATAGCATAAAATGCTTCCTGCATAAAATAACTCTCAACATGCTCGATTGTCTTTAAACGCTTGCTAGTCTTAAAGTCAATGATTGCAGGTTTACCATCAAACTCAGCGACACAGTCAACGCGACCAGCAACGCCAAGGTAATCAGAATACAGTGGAACCTCTTGAGCATAGATCTTACCGATACGGGAATCTAATACTTCTTTAACCGTCAGGAAGTTGTCAATGATATTTGGCAAATATCCTTCACGGTAGTCCTCATCGTTGTTCAGGTACTTTTCGATGATAGCGTGTACCGCTGTACCACGTGTTGAAGCACGGTGAGAGATCTTATTTGCTTCCTCAGCGCCGACTCTACGTCGCCATGCCATAATCGCATCGCGCGAGAGAATACTGAGTACCGTGGTGATCGATGGGTACTTAACGCCTTCGGGTGTTGAATACTTTCTACCCGACTCTTTGGTTTCACAATCTAGGTCTTCATAACCCAGATCAATTCCTACATGTTCAAACATTTGTTGTCTCACTGAAATCACTTTCGTCTTTACGCTGTTGCGCTTTAGTTAGAATACCATTGTATACTTTTACTTCGATATTGTCAAGCTTTTTAATTTTCAGGTTGTCATGGTTGTGATGTAGAACAAACTTAGTATTCGGGAACTCTTTAAACAAACTGGTCCAGACAGGTCTCCAGTTGTTAAGTAGGCGATAGTTATTGTTGTTACTGCGATCGCTGTTAAGTACAAGGTCAGTGGTGCTACGCATGTTGAAGTCAAGTAGCGTGTCGAATCCATACATATGTACTTCGTCTGCTTTCTGCTTGTTCGCGGCATAGTGTACTGCCATGTGACCGCAGTTAAAGTTGGTTGCGTTCTTGGCGTACTTAGGAATGTGAGTATAGAACTCTCGGATGTTCGGAGCGTACTTCATGTAGAAGAGCGCACGCTTTTTATCGTTCATCCAGATCTTAGGGCGAGTGCCTAAAATCCACTGATAACTGTCAAGGTTGACCGAACCCTCAGTCAGCGCCATCATCATTTTAAAATCAACCATACAAGTAGCATAGACTTCGCTTGGTGATATCTCGAACGGAGGCATGTTACATAAGATCTTCATGCCTTTACGCTCTTCTTTGTTGTAGTAAGTCGCCTTGTCGCCGTTACCAATTACGTGTACAACTTTAGTCATTTCCAATATTCCTTCACCCACTCTTGTGGTTCATATGTTTTCATTGGGGTTGTTACTGATTCATTCATCGCTTGAATAATACTTGGGCGACCATGGAAACAAACAATGGAAGTGCCTCCAATATTATCCGGATACACCTGATACTTATACGACTTAATTTGCTCCGGAAATTTACGTTGCAGCAAAACAGGTTTCTTTATGGCACTGTGTAGATACTCACCATCGCCTCGGAATTTTGACGTTATCGTCTGTTGCTGCATCATAAAGTCAAACCAAACCCAGTCCATCTTTGCTGAGTCAAATGACATCACCGCACTCTGTAGCACGTTAGACAAATGTTTCTGGTGAGGATTGACACTGCCGAGGTCTTCGATTCCAGCGAAAGCACCATCATAACTGAGCAACCAGTCGATGTTTCCAGTGATCACAGTGTCAAGGTCAAGGTATACGATTCGCCCTTTGATACTGCCATCAAATATCTGAAGTTTATTCCACCACCCATTCATTCCTGGGCGAAGGATCTTAGTCTCGATGCCTTCTATCTTTCTATCGCTCAGGCAAATAAATTTATGAGGAACCGTGGAGTTACGCTCTACCATTGACTTCAGGTTTTGAGCATATGTTTCGGGAAACTTATCGCCCCATAAAACGCAGACTACATTTATCATAACAGTTTATATTTCTCATTGTATCCATGCTTCGCCTGACAACCTCGCTCGTGTTGTATCGTAGAGAAGGTGTCACGCGCTTCTACTGGCCAAGGGTAGTATTCCTGCAACCAAGGGAAGTTACTCTTACACAGATATACATCGGTGGGCGCAGCGTTCTCTCTAGCGTGTTGCACGAGGGTTTTCGCCGCCTTTGGTTTAAGTCGGTACGCGTGCGCGCCAGGAAAGTAAATCTTACTGACGAGAGGGGAGACGCCCAGAACCTTCGGTGTGTTGAACTTACCGTAACTTGGCGCGCCTAGCGAGATACAACCCTCATACGAAATAAACTTAGGAAGGTTTCCTACGCAAACAGCATCGTGCTCAAAGATTTGATACTCAACGTTTTCCTCAGCACACTGTTTCCATAATGAGTAGTGAGATAAGAACGCTGACACGCATCGCTCAAAGCGGGAATATCTACGAGCGTCGACATCAAAAAACGATAGGTCTAAACCCTCGCAACCTGCGATCATTATAGGATCATCGTCTGGTGTAATCGCAGTAAATTTCTGTACATCAAACTCAGGCATGGAGCGAATACATCGCTCGGCGAGTTTGACTGACTCGGGCATAGACTCAATCGTAATAACAAAAGATTTCATAATGATGTAGTTGAAACAAGTCCTTGTACTTTCGTGTAGTATGGGTTCGTGACACCCAGTTTACCGCCGAGTAACTGGCGACACATAATCGCATCGTTTGGCCACGCACCAAATTCATTCACCAGTTCTAGCATCTTCTTTGCGCCTTCAGGTTTTATATAGTATGCAGAATTACCTGCTAATCCTTGGGGTACATGATCCAGATCAACCTTCGGGCAAGATACAACACCCTCGGGTCGCTGTTTGACTTGCTGATCGAAAAGACTGGCACGTCGCGTAGCACCCTTCGGATTATTCAATCCTATTATATTGTAACTACTTTCCTCGAGCATGTCAACTTCAACCTTGTTGGTGAATAGTGCATCATGCTCCAGTACGATCATCGATTCTCCAGACTCAGCACACTGTTTCCACTGCTCATAGTGCGATAAGAAACAACCGATTCGCTTGTTGAGTTTCGCGGTCATATATGCTGCTTTCTTCAATCCACTTTTCATGTCATACTCCTCACCGGCAGATGGATAGTTCCAAGTGAGGCGATGCTCTTTCATTTTATCATCAACCATTTCTGGTGTGATCGCATCGTATACCTCAACGGTAAAACCGTTTCCGACTTTTTCTGATGAGGCGAGTGCCTTCTCTACTGCTGCTACCGAGAACTTATTATCTCGGAGTGTAATAATTTTTGCCTTCATACCTTTTCGTATCCAAACCTCTCAAAGTCTTCGTGGTAGTAGTCGTTGATCCAATCTAATGTTGCGCGTTTAATATGCCCCACCTCAGTTGCGCATATGATCTCTCTGTCGATCACACGCTTGTAGACTGTCCCTGCAGGGAGTTTATGAAAGTGAGGTACAGATTTTCCGGTCACATCGATTCTATCTGATACAAGGGAAGGTATGCGGTTGATATCCTCAATCCGCACGATTTCATCAACAGTGACTTCGCCGTTGTATTTTATGTAATCAGATTGTCTCATGAAGTGCCGATATTTCTCTGAACCCATTTTGCTTTCATTAACCATACGATCTAACCAGAACCAGTCTGGGGCAACATTTCGATAGTTGCATGAACTGATAATCTTTTCGTATGGATTTCTTACTGTAACTAATTTTTTGGTAGAAAGCAACTCCTGTTCAGTAATATATCCATGCTGTACATACTCGTCCAACGTCATATGCGTCAGGATCAGTGGTCCTGGCATTTTCCAATGATTGTTCTTGGCGAATAGGTATCGTTCATTCGGCGAGTCTGACTGATAGAGTTGTTCTACTGTTTTACTTTGTTTGATTTCATTGTATCCGTTCGTGTTGGCAAACTGATCAAGGATACCCAAGCAATCATAGAAGAACCGTGTTACACTTTGCCCTCCAGTTCTTGGTATATGAAGATACAGTATTTTGTGATCACGAAGATACATTAATCCGCCTTCCAAATTGAAGAAGATTTAAGTTCTTTTTTTGCGCAGTACTTTACTGGCGAAGGTTTCAAATACTGTAGATTTACCAAATCTGTAGTGATTAATGAATCGTTTTGGTACCAACCTTTTATCTCACAGTCTTTGATCAGAACTTTGGCGGATCCTGGAGTGATCACGTATGCAGTAGATCCTGGCATACACTTTTTTCCAGTTCTGAGGTTCTTCTGACTCAACTCTTGAACCTCATGAATACCTGCAGGTTTCTTTGATATCAGCATAGAATCGACATCAACCTTTCTGCCGTGCGCTTGACATTTAATATTCGTCTCTATAGAAAGGTGAAACACCCCTTCTTGATTAATCTCCGGTAAGTCCGATAAACACTCAGTGTCGTTCTCTATGATGGCGATAGGAATGTTGTTCTCGCTAGAATATTTCCAAAGATGAAAATGTGAATAGAAACAAGACTTCTTCGAAGCGGATCTATTCGCTGCTCTTATGTCTTTCAGTTTGTACATTTTCTGATATTCATCCAGATTCGATGGATTACAACCATCAAACAATTCTACATCCCAACCTTTGTATTCTTCAAAAGACTTTTTAGAATCGATCGCGTTGATATAAGATTGGTTGATCGGTTTATTATAAATGATAAACGTTTTCATATTACGGTAGTCGCGTGCCATCTCCGTGCGATGTTTTAAGGTTTACGTCGTTGAACTTAACGATACTAGGGAAAAGGTATTGAATGTTAACAAGTTTGCTGTTGATCATATAATCTGATTGATCAAGTCCATGCTTCTTAACTCCATCGAGCATTTTTTGTGCGCCTTGTGGAGTGATCGCATATGCCGCAGTTCCTGGTATTAGGTCTGCTCCATTCCATTCGTTTTTATAAGTATATCTTACCGGATAACTTGGTTCGAAGTTGTATATTCCTGGTTCTTTATTTTTAGGAGTATGTCTCCAGAACCTCGCAAGTGGACTCGGATCATCAAAAACATACTGCATATTCAGAACCAATATATCTTCGAACTCTATATCCTCTGGGAAGTCTCCAATACAAATAGAATCATGTTCTAAGAATACCATAGTTTTACCGGACTTAACCGTTTCTTGCCAAAATCTAAGATGGTTGGTTGCGCAACTTTTTTTCGTCAACAACATTTTTTGCCATCTCGATTCCTCGTCTGGATACCGATCAAGGCGCGAAGCATGTCCCGCCATTCGACCGTTCTCAATCCATTTTAATCTGAGCGGTTCTCGGTAGGTGTTAGGGGTGATTCCTGCACGTAATTGAACATTCCATCCATTGAAATTAGAAAAGGTATTCGCAGATTGTTCTGCTTGCTCGATGGACTCTTTATGTCCAGGAACATATATGATCTTACCTTGAATCACTTTATTAACTCCATTAATTCTGCTACATTTTCACCCGCATCAGGCAGTCTATCTTTAAGGAAAAAATGTATAAAATGGCACTCATCCAAGTTTGTGTTAGCAGTGAAAAGACCGTTCCACTTCCAATGCATATGCTCGGTAGGAACTTTATGTTTCTTCAAAAAGAAATTAAGCAGAGTTTGATCAGTGCTCCATTTCCATGCGCCCATGCCATCGACAAAGTTCTGAAACTCTGCGCGCTCAATAAACTGTTTTGGCGTTTGACCCTTGAGGAACGGTAGGAACTTTTTGCTATTGAGCAAGATCATACCCATGTTGTAGAACTCAAACCCTTTATCGTTTGGTTCGAAATCAATTCCAATTTGTGGTTTGTGAAGAGTAGAGTACTGCATCTTTGAGTACCCTTTAATCTTAATTTTATATTGCTCGGTGATTGGCATCTCGCGCTCGCATACCGCACCAAACGCATGATCATCACCGAACTCTTCGAAGATATTTGGTGAGTCAGGGCGAATGTAGATATCGGCATCAATAATAGCGATGCGGTCATACTCTTCGAGATACGCGAATGCATTTTCTTTCTCGTAGATTGGCAGGTATCCGCCATGTTTTTCATACGAGTCTTTGCTACGATTAGTGCGGAAAACATCAGGTTTAATTCTGAGCACTGGTACATCTTGCCTAATGTAGTCAATACCGTGCGCCTCACAGTAATCCTTTACTGATTGCATACAGTGCTTATACAGTTTAGATTTCGCTGCCTTACCGATACACACTTGATAGATAAGCGTCTTCATTTTTCGGCACCCAAATTTTTCAACGTTTTTTTCAGTGACTCAAGTTGGTTCTTAACAACCCAGATATTGTACTGAGTGATCACCAATAACACTGATACAAAACATAATAGAAAATTTTCAAACATACTAACCTCAATTGTACTTTGTTTGCATTCGCTCTTCGAAGAGCGACTCGTTTTGCTGATCTTGTCGCGCCTTCCTTTTATATGATGAGCGATCTAGATATTGGTTTTTGTGGCGGCCTTTCTTTTTGTTTCTAGGATCGAAACGGTTGTACTTTGCCATTTCTAGGCATCCTCCTGTTCATAAAAATAATTTTTTGTTGCTCCGCCTTCAAACGTAAATCCAAAGTGATCGATATCTTCCGATAAAAGTTCTTGGACCCAGCGGCGAGTATCATCGTTGTAATATGTTTTGTAATCATGATGAACCTTTCCAGTAATATTTCTTGCCTTCAGCGGTTCATTCAATTCTAAGTATTTCATAGTATCTTCGTTATAGTTTTCAAACCGAAGTGCATCAACGCATGGAATACCTGCTTCGTTAACGATAAAACTTTTTTGCGTTTGTACATTACACGTCGTTCTATGACAGTTAAGGTGCTGAAATGATGGTTTATCTTTTTCTTTATCCAACCAATCAATAAACTGATCGAATGACCAATCAACGTCGAATGCGTCGTTTTCCGACCTCAGTTTTTTTTCAGTAAGTATTTTCTGTTTAAAGCGATACTGAGAAACCATCCATGCCCATGGGTTTCGAACTATAGTGAATGCGGGATAAGAGTTTCTCCAAGAAACATCCAAATTTCTCCATCTAGAGTGACCCCAAGCTCGGTTGATACCAGTCTCCATAATATATGAAGTAGATAATTTTGCTTTACTAGGTTGTTGTACTATCGCCTTAAGTAAATCCGACCGTACAACAGAGGATCCGCCGTTCTTTGGGATGTGAATGAAAATGTATTTCACTTATCAACATTCTCCATTCGGGTCATTAAACGTTCGGCGCGGTTCGTTACCTGACGATACCAGCGACTGTCTCTGCCTTCTACAGCAGCACGCTTCCAGTCTTGCTCCTCAAGTGCTGCGCGGAAGTTCTTAAATTTTGCCAAGCGAGTACGCCCCATGTTAAACATCATATTCACTAGGATCTCTTGAACTTCGCCTGGCCACATCATAAACTTATTGTTGTATAGCGCAACACACTCGTTTTCTGCGACACGCAAGTCACGTTCAAACGCTTCCCATACTCGGTCTTCAGAAACCTCAGTTCCCTCAGGTTCTCCATACTCAGGGTCATCCTTTACAATTAGGTGACCGACTCCAAACGTAGGATATCCCAAGTGGTCGCGATAGATTTCGTACTTCACGCCCTCGTCGATTTTAAGTTGCTCAAATACACTTTCTTTGTTCATATGTCCATCCATTCTTTTGTCATGATGTAATCTCGGACGAAGTCGCTTCTTACGATGTCTTCCCATGTGAAGTTTACAACCGAGAAGTTCTTCATTTGATCCAAGATCTGTAAAAAAGTATTTATTCCTTTCTTATCTCTGTCGCTCTTAAAGTCTGACTGCTTATAGTCGCCAGAGAAGATTATCTTAGTGCCCTGACCCACGCGCGTGATCACCGAGTCAAGTTCGTGAAAGTTTAGATTCTGGCACTCATCAACCAGTATGATAGAGTGATCAAAGGTCACGCCACGAATGTACGAGGTTGACTCAAACTTCAGGTAATCGTTGTGTATGAGTTTCTCGTATGCCTTGTTGTCCTCGAACATCTCAGCAGTGGCAGCACGATATGGTCCAGTAAAGGCATCGAGTTTTTCTTCGAGCGATCCAGGAAGGTATCCGACATCACGAGTCGGTACAACCGAGCGCACGATAACGAGTTGATCGTATGGAGTGGAACGGTCAAGAACTTCTTCGAGAGCAAGATACATTGCTAAGAATGTTTTGCCGGTTCCGGCGGTCCCCATTAATGCTAGGTGATCGCCCTCGCGCCATGCATTAAACGCTTGGTGCTGGTGATCAGTGATGGGTTCTATGGTACGGAGGTCATCGATGCGAATGATCATCGATTCCGATTGCTGCTGTTTTGTTTTCATCAGACGTTAATCGTATTTTTAACACGTTTCCCAGTTGATTTCTTAATATTCTTCAGATGATCACTCCAGTCACTTCCGGTCTTGCTGATCATACTGCCGACGTGCGTTACGTCTCGCGGTGGAGAGAGATGTACTTGTTGCCATTTTCCGCTAGCAACCATCTCTTCTTTCTTACTTATCGAAACAATAAACTCTTTCGTTTCGCCTGTTTCGGTGTTCTTTAAATCGTATGTTGGCATAACAATTTTCCATGTTTAGGAGGGAACAATACCCCCAATGAAGGGGGCATGTCCAGATAGGATCACCTCCTTACGCGGGATTCAACTTCTGATATAGCGTTCTCTAGAAACGTTTGTTTCTTAGAGAGTTGATACGCTTTATTAGAATTACCTCTTTTCTGCAATTTGTGAATATAATGCCCAAGTTCTCGTGAATCTCTTCTCAGTCGTTCCAACTGATTAAATGTAGTCATAAGACCTCCTTATTGTTTTACTTGGATTATAGACTCAATAATATAGTATGGAAGTGCCTCCTTTAGTTTCTATTCTCACAACGGGGTTATCAAATCATTCCACAATCAGGTCCGGAAACGCGTCTTGTACGAGTTTCTTCGTGATACCTTTATATGGACTCTTCTTATTGATCATCGATACTACGACCGATGCATCTTGCGAAGAAACAGACTCTAGCAGGTCAATGAACATGCGCTCACGTTTAACTGCCGGAAGACTGCTGCTCTCGCGCAATCCCTTGACGAAATACTTGAAGTTCATGTGTTGTTTTAACAGCGAAGAGGGTGAAGGAGCATCCTCTGTGTTAGGGGTGTATGGGGGAGTACCATCAGGAAGATTCCACTGAATGGTATTATCGAATGTGCCCTTCAATACATCTAGAAGAGGCATAATTTTATGTTGCTGTAACATTTCAATTCTTTCATCCCTACTCTTAAGCTTTGACGCCTTTTCAAGAATTTCGAATACGTGTAATCTATTATTCAATGCCATTATAAAAACTCCATTATCATTCAATTATAAAAAATATTTATACTAATGTAAATGTTTAGAATGAATTTTACAACCAATAAATTCGTTGAAATATTCATCACTCAACAGTACATCGTGATCAAACTGTGCCTTCGCTTCGTAGTATGAGCACTGACCTTTCGTAGTACATAGGCGAAGGATCTCTCGATGATACGCATCACCACCGCGCTCCTCTACTAATGATTTGAGTTGCTCGTTGGATCCATAATACTTGCGCCAGTCAGACTCGGTGATCTTGGTTCGCTTACGAGTCTTGCCTTTGAGTGGTGGGAGTTTGCGGACTGACCAAAAGAACTTTTTACCAATGTACTTCTTGCCTGATTCTTTCTCAGTCACGCAATACACGAACCCAACATAGTCCTTGATAAAGTCCTCATCCGGATCGAATACTTCGTCTTCATAATACCAAGTCATAAGTCTTCCCAATGCTCATCGTTAGGAGAACCACACATGGGGCAATGCGTTGGTGGTTCTTCGCAATCCTTTACCACCAACGTCATCGCTGTATCACAAACTGGGCACTCAAACTCGTATTCGAATTCCATCAGGCGACCTCTTCCCACCCCCAGTCGCCTTCCATGCCAACTACTGAGTACTCGGTGACTCGCTTCTCGAAGAAGTTATCATGCGACGCTCCATTTAGTACCCAGTCAAGCCAAGGTAGTGGATTGTCCTTTTGTCTGAACTTAGTCTTGAGTCCAAGTTGTAGCAAACGGCGATCAGCAATATGTCGAATGTATTTGCGTACTTCGTCCTTTGTAAGACCCTGTACATCGTTGCCTTTGAAAGCGAGTTGAATGAACTTGTCTTCAAGTTCTACTGCATTTTTTGCCATCTCGTAGATCTTAGATTTCAGTTCATCGTTAACAATACGCGGCGACTCTTCACAGAGTGTGCGGAACAACTTAGCATTGCCCTGTACGTGTATTGACTCGTCACGAATGGACCACTCGACGATTGTACCCATGCCCTTCATCTTACCGAAACGTTGGAAGTTGAGGAGCATGACGAATGATGCGAACACCGAGAGACCTTCATTGAATACTGACTGCGCGAGCGCGAGCGCGAGACCCGACTTACTGTTACAATCACCTTCTTTCATGAAGTCAATCTTATCTGCCATCTCTTTGTATTCGAGGAACTTATGATATTCCTCGTCAGGCAGACCAAGCGTGTCATTCAACAGCGCGTAGGCACGCTGGTGTACTGCTTCGCGGGAAGCGAACGAAGAAAGCATATTGCGCACTTCGTTATTTTTAAAACGTGGGATCAGCAGTTCATGGTAGTTCTCGCCCACCTGAACATCTGACTGTGTGAAAAGACGAAGGACTTGAGTGATAAACTCTTTTTCGTCTTCGGATAGTTTAGTTTTCCAGTCTTGGACATCTTCACTGAGTTCTGCCTCATCTTCGATCCAGTGGATCTCTTCATGCTTTTTTGCCAATTCTACTGCCCAAGGATATAGAAATGGTTTGTAGGTCTTACTTGGTTGTAACAACGACATGTATTATCCCTCGCATGCTCTGCATTCAGATTCTTCTTGATTGGTAGGAGTATTATTTAGGTATCCAATCAAGTCATCATAACCACCAATATAACTTCCGTTAAGATAAATTTGAGGTACTGTACCAACCCTTCTTCCTGTCACTTCAGATGCTGTTTTACCCACTTCTTCAAGGTCGATGTAATCAAATGGCATGCCTCGCATGGTCATCTCATCTTTCGCCATCTGACAATATGGGCAGTTCTTCTTACCGTAAATGATGGAGCGAGTGTCATCCTGTAGAGCAACGCGCTCAACCTTCTCAGAGACGTTTTCAGCACGACTCTTCGCTTCTGTACGTAGATAGTACAGACCCTTCAGACCTTCTTTCCATGCCTTCAGATGTACCTTGTTGACATATGTTTTGTCAGCGCCAGATGGGAAGAACAGGTTAACCGACTGCCCTTGGCAAATATATTTCTGACGATCTGCTGCATGCTGAACCACCCAGTTCTGATCCAGTTCCTGTGCTGTTTTGTAGATCGCTTTCTCCCCTTCCGTTAGGAATGGTAGATGTTGAACCGAACCTTTATTCGTTATGATCGAAGTCCAGTTCGATTCATTGTTCTCGCCATGCTTCTCGAGTAAACCTTCGAGATACTTGTTCTTGACTAGGAACGACCCTGCTCTTGTGCGATGCGTGTAGGCATTTGCTTTTGATGGTTCGATCGATGGGCTAGTTGACAAGATAACTCCGCTGGAAGCATTAGGGGCAATCGCCATAAGATGGGAGTTTCTCCTTCCAGTACCAACGCCATCGCCGCACTCACCTCTCTCGTCGGCGAGCAACCGCGTTTCTTTATCTGCTTCAGTTCGGATATGTTCAAAGACAACATTATTGATTTCACATGCGGTGGTAGATTCCCATGCAACTCCATGTTTTTGGAGAAGGGAGTGGAAGCCCATAGCACCCAACCCGAGGGAACGTTCACGGGCAGCGCTGTACTTTGCTCTTGAGATTGAGTCAGGTGCGTTGTTAATAAAGAACTCAAGTACGTTATCGAGCATCCTAATAAGATCCCGAACAATAGATGTTTCCTTCCATTCATCGTAATACTCCAAGTTTAGCGAAGAAAGGCAACAAACTGCTGTCCTTTCAGCACTAGTCGGTAAATGTATTTCATTGCAGAGATTTGATCCACGGACCTTCAGTCCAAGTTGTTTCAAATGATCTGGCAATGCGTTATTTGCTGTGTCGATGAAATTCAAATAGGGTTCGCCCGTTCGGAATCGTACTTCAAGAATACGCTCCCAGAGTTTACGAGCATTCACTGACTCTTTAACTACATTATCTTTTGGATCACGAAGTTCAAAATTTGTGTTACTCACCACTGCTTGCATGAATTCATCAGAAATATTGATAGCATTGTGCAGGTTCAGTGCTTTCCGCTGGACATCACCAGTGGGTATACGAATATTTAGGAATTCTATGATGTCAGGGTGCGATACGTCAAGGTATGCGGCATATGAACCCTTACGAGTCCTGCCCTGACGATAGGCAATCATATCAGCATCCACGGTGTGAAGGAATGGGATGGGTCCTGGGGCGATGTCCGAAACAGTTCTTACATCACTCCAATGACCTCCGACTCCGCCGCCCATAACTGACAACCAGCGTAACTCTGACGAATGATTAATCAAACCGTCAAGTGTGTCTGGGACGTATGTGAGGAAGCATGAGATGGGCAGTCCTTTACCTTCGCCGTTCTTATCCGGCGCATTAGAAAGGACGGGAGAGGCGAACATGAACCACTTCTTAGAAACGTATTCATAGAGTCGCTTTGCTAAGTCTTGATCTAGATCCCCTTGGAATGTTGACCAAGCACGTGCTGCCCGAGCGTATGCCTCTTGAGGCGAAGACTCAGTCTCGAGCATATAAAAGTCTTTGAGCATTCCGACCGCGTAGTCTTCAAGTAGGTTGTCTCGGTCAGGTTGTATTCTTATTGGCATGATTTAGTTGCTCTTCAATCGTTAGAGTTCACTAGTACACTATATCTAGTGGTTAGTCAAGAGTTGTTTACGCGGTTCCTTGACTTTTCAATAGCACGCGATCCAAACCAAAACGAAACAACTGCTGCCCAGATTGCTTGAGTATCATCATCCCAAATAATCGCAAGCGCCTCGTTAAAGGGAATGTCCATCGCCATCGCTTTTTGTAGGAGCGTGATCTCAACTGTAGCAAACAGAATGAAGAAACTGTATGTGATCACAGGGCGAACTGAACGCTGTAATCCAGAGATAAATCCGGTGCCCTGATTAATTGATATGTCATGTTCAATGAGTCGAGCGTGTTCTTTATCGCTCGCTTGCTGCTCAAACATCTGCATTTCATGAGTATAACCTGATTTGATAAGTTGCGCTTTCTTCTCCATTTTCTTGAGGGCGAACGCATTATCTTGCTTCTTACCAAAATAATCTGTGACTGCTGGGACCACACTACCTCCAAAACCCAACAACGATCCAACGATTCCACTTAACATAATTCCTCCTATTAACAGTCGAACGTAAACTCTATCAAACAATTGTTGATGAAGTTCGACCAGTTTTCTTCAATTTCTTCTCGTTCCTTATATGATTTATACAATGCTTCTTTTTGACTGTCTGGAGACTGATGATATTCTTTCCACTCTTCAGGGGTCATAAACTTCTTAGCAGGGTATGATACACCAATCTCTAGGGAATAATAGATGGTGCCAGTAACTAGGTCTTCATGTTGCTCGAGGTTGGGGGAAACTGCTACACAACCTGTGAGAAACAATACTAGTAGAAACGAGAGTTTCATTTCATTTTCTTACGAAACTTACCACCAACCTCAATGTAGCTTCGAGTCAATGGGCGGCGTCTTTTCTTTTTAAAACCTTGTGCCCAGTCAGCAGGATCAGATGGTGATGTGCCAGCAACTCCTGGTCCGGTCGTCATGGTTTCTTGTACGTATTGTTTAAACGACTTCATTTGTATATTTCTCCGAGCACAACATATATCTTTTGATTAGTATTTAGGTGTGTCGCTTCGTAGACGTCTAATCCGAATATTTCTCCTATGGGATACGTATCAGACTGTATTCGAATTTTATCTTTTGGTTTTGCTATTTCTTGACAATTGACGTTGTCGAGTTTCGATTCGCGGAGTCGATAAACGCCAGGAGAGAGTTGCTTGTCTGGAAGTAAATACCACTCAGATTTTTCAGCAAGGAAGTCCATGATCTCGAGACCAGACTTCTCAATGAGATTGTCAACTGTGGAGTCGGACAGATCATACTTCTCTTTTAATAAGAAAAGTGCTGCAGCGTAGGACGCTAAACGCGATTGACCCCCAGGAAGTTTTTCCAGTAGTTTCTTTACATTGAAAACAAGACGGTGAAAGGTGGTGAAAGCAGATTTCTCTTCGCTGCTCGATATCTTTTTTGATTTTACGCGGGTGCCTTTCTCGTCAATGATCCCAAGCTTGTATGCTTCTGTATCTTCGAACGGTGTTGTCAGTAACTTAACGAACCGAAACGAATAATACAGATCACCTGCTCTAGATGCTAATGACACTATAATTTCCTCAATTCTTCAATTATTAATTTATCCATTTCTACTCCAAGGTATTTAGTGTTGTCTATGACCTTGAGATAGAGTAAGAAAGGTTTAATGATCTCGAAATCACTATCTCTCTTGATCTTATGATGCAACATTTTGAGACCGGAGTCAATACCAAAAACATTAAAAATCACAACTAGGTGATTTAAGATGAGATTGACCGACGGTTTGCCTGTCTCTTTGTAGCGTGTGATGAGTCGCTTTAGATACTTGAAGCGATTAAGGTCTTCATAGAATTCGTCCGGATCGGCACAAACGGGGTTGTAGTAATGACGTACAGCAAACATTTCAAAGTTTTTGTCATTTAACTCTTCAAACAATCTCATACTATAATTATCCCGTTTGTTATTTTTTAGACATGTATGCCTGTGCTCCGAAGAACAACCCTATTACCGATGCCTGTGACAGAAACAGCATGTCACTCATCGACGCCAGAGTATTTAGTCTTTCTACTGGGACAAATGGGAGGAGGGGCAAGACGGCATAGATTGGCATTGAGATTGCTGCTAACCACGCCATCTGGCGCTGCGCGTCTTGCTTCTTGTCTTCATTCTCTAAGTTCATGAGTTTTTCAGATCTTTCTAACTCTTGATCTGTAATAACCCCATCATTATCTAAGTCAAAGTTCTTGCCTCGAACTTTAGCCATAGATTATTCCTTGCCAGTGGTTTGCGTTACCGCTCCTTGTACTGGGTTTACAATTTTAGTGTCGCCGACACGTTTTTCGCCAGGACGAGCAGGTGCTTGCTTAGTAACACGCCCTGCCTTAGTAGCGTCTTCGTGACCTTTCTTTTCTTTATCTTCAATCTCTTTGTCAGACTTCTGGTGGTCTTTTACGAATTGCTTAGACCTTGGCGACTCTTTATCCAGTAGACCTTCAGGGGGAGTTGCGCCCTTTGTGTGCTTCTTATCTTCAAGGAATGTAAGGGATTCTGCCGGAACATTGAACTCAACACCATGGTCGAAGTAAACGCTCAGACCTTCGTCAGTCGTTTCGATTACTTCACCGAAACCCCATTGCTCAGATATAACAGGTTGGTTTGCTTCCATCATTTTCTTTGCTTTTGCTCTATCATGGAAATCAAACTTATGCGTCTTACCATCGTTATCATCTTTAACGTGGTATCCAGTCGCGTGAATCTTACTGATTGTTCCCTGCTTCTTATCACCATTTGAAGGGTGGAAATAGTCTACCTGACGTCCAACGTTGATAGACTTCTTAGTCTCAGCACCCATGCCTTTAGTTGCAAGAGTTCGATAGTTTTCATCAAGGTCATTCTCGACTTCTTCTTTCTTAGTCTTCTTGTCGTAGTCGCCGCAACCTTCAGATTTCGCCTTTGGACACTCGGGATCGTGATTCTCCATTGAACCCTCGCATGAAGGGCAGGGAGTTACTTTGGCGTCACCTTCCTTCTTCATTGACTTAGAAATTGCCTTGCGACGCTTGTGTAAATACTTATCAGAAGAATCAACATCACCATCATTGTCGATGTCAGCATCTGCTTTACCGACGGGATCCATCTCTTTCTTACGCACTTCACCCAAGAGGTCTTTAATTTTTCTAATATATTCAGGGTTCATTGTATTCTCCGTTAAATTAAACTAAAGAACTGAGCAGATACTCCGGTGACAAATACACCAAGGACAATCCATCCAACTCTTTGCATGACATTGACTTTCTCTACAAGTGTCGTGACATGCGTATCAATACTGTCGATTTTCTTCGACAGATTATTTAATCTTTCATGCTGCTCTTCACGTCTTACTTCCAAGTCAGCAATTTTTTCTTCCACTCTCGCCAGTTGTACTATAGCGTCCGAGAGTTTATCTATTTTTTCTTCAATACGGCTCAGGCGATCTGTATCTACAGACATATTAACCTCCAATTGATCCATTGAATTTATCGTCAATTTAATATATTGATGATATTAATACTTCTGACGAAATCATTGTTCATCGAAGGCGTGTTAGCGCTTTCGTATTGTTCAACCACTCCAGTTATTTATACTGATTTATTTCTTAGGCGTCTTTTATTTTTCCGTGGGTACTTATAAGTTTGTCAACCATCGGTTGACTTTTGCCGCCCTTCGTTCTAAACAAAACAAACCTTGACTCGCGACCCATATGCCGCGAAGAACGAACGGTCACGTCATACCCATCCTTTGTATACATTTGAGCATACGGTACGAATATATTGTTTATATGTTTCTTTTGAGATGGGGTTGGTTCCACATGATAAGACACGGAAAACTTTCTACCGTTAAGTTTTTGCTCTCTTTTCACATCTTCAACAATGTATTGAGCGAACCGGAGCATTAACTATCTACCTTAGACCCTGATCGCCACTGATAACAAGACCAGTATCGTGCTTTCCACTTTGGTCCTGGATTGTCACAGTTGTGACGAGCGCGGAAACTCTTACGTCGTGCCGGATCGTCTCGCTTTATTTCCATATTTGGATCACCGAACGAAACTTTAACGACATTACCCTTCTCGTTCTTAACGAAGACATAGAATTTCTTCGTACCACCGCGAACAGGGTTGTTCAAAGTAACTTTCTTGCCCTGATACTCTGCCGCTTCATGTATGAGTTCTTCATTACATGCTTCACAGCAAGCATCCACTTTATCTTCTATGAACTGACTAAACTTTTTCATTTTGACCTCAAGTGCTTGAAACGCTTCTTACGAACAATTCTCGCTTTATCGTCACCGCGAACAACGTCACGGTCAACTGGTACCATACGAACCTTCAACTTGCCTGTTTCTGGGTCACGGAAGTTCTGGGGTTTCTTATCAGCAGAAGAAACAGACTCATTTGCGGTTCGAAGTGCACCTCTTACTTTAGGGTGATCAGATAATCCTTTCTTCAATTTCTCGATTGCTTTGGTAGCACCAGTATGATTTCCTGCCATATCCTTTGCGATTCGCATTGCTCTAACCACCTGACGATCGCGCATAGTTGATTCGTCAACTTCTTCTTCTTTAGGTCCATAACCCTTTGGAGTCACATCCGTAACTTTAGTTTTGTTCTTGTTAAGTACTGGATCTTTTTTAACTTTCTTAGCGTCAATGTTTCCGCCTTTACCGATAATCCCCTGAAGGTGTGCTGGCAAAGATGATTCGAATGTACCTGCGGATTTCCCTTGTTTTTGATTAATATCTAAAGACACTCTGTCTTTTGGATGTTCAGCGCGCATCTTCTTCAATGCTTCACGACTATTTTTTGCCTTGGTCTTAACAGTCATACTATCACGACCATCGCCTACCTTGACGAAGAAGACCTTGTTTTCGTCAAGTTCGACCGATTCTTTCTGGCGCTTATCCTTTGAACGCCTCTTCATGATAGCATCAAGTTTCGCAATTGACATACGATCGCCACCACTAACATCACCAGCAGTGTTTACTGGTACTGCAGTGTACTCTTGACCTGCTGTTTCCTTTTTTAGACCGCTCATTGCGTTACCGTACATCTTCTTCTTCACGTCACGATATCTTGTTGAAGAATCTTTGCTCTTACCGTCTTTCCTTTTGTCAGCGTCAATCTCTGCCTGTGTAGGTTTGCGGTATGCTTCGGTTCGCTTTTGTTTCTTCATGAGGTCAGCAAGTTTGCCCAAAGTTTCACGATCCTTTGGTTTGATAGCAGCGTTCTTTTCTTTGTCTTTGATTCTATCCATTGACTTACCATACTCTGCTGTCGATTCAACTGGATGACCCATTTTACGCAATTCGTCTTTGCTATATGTCGGCACAGGTTTGCTGAAGAAATCTTTCGCTTTCTGAATCTTGCGCTTACGCTCATCTGACCCCAGACCGTGCTTTGCTGCGCGGCGATCCAACTTATCTTGTGCTGACATTTTAACTTCCTCTCGATGCGCCGCGAAACACCTTAGATTGCGCGCGGTTATTGTTATTCATTTTCAGGTTTTGCGATCCTGAGTTCTTCAGATCATATTTATTACTTTGCAAACTGTTCTCCGCTACTCTTTCTTTCTTCGCTTGACTCATTTTCTTGTTGCGCGGTTTCTTAGTTTTACTCATGATTGATTTTCCTCTGGCAGAGGCGGTCTCTTATTCAAAGATTGACCCTTTGCGAGTCGCCTTTTCTGCTGAAACTTCTGTGCTCGACCCACTGCGACATCGCCGCCAACACCTTTCTTCGCTGCCTTGGATGATGCCTTTTTCAAATCGCTCATAGAATTCTTTTTTCTGTAAGAAGGTTCGTGAGCGTCGCGATCCTTATTAACATAATCTGTCGCCACGCTTTCAGTTCTAAGTTCAAAAAATGTTTTCATGCTAGATCCTTATCGTGATTTAGTCCACCTTTCTTTTTCTTAACGATGAAAGCGTTGACACGAGCGTGACCCCACTGTGCTGGTGTGGTTCCTGGACGATGCCCTGTTTTCCACGCCGCGACGCCGCGATCATATACCTTCTTCAACGTCGACTTGGAGATACCAGACTTTGCTGCCTTATCTGACAACGCATCTTCGTTGACTACAAACTCTTTAAATTTCATGGACGTGTTTCCCTCGCCTTTCTTTGTGCGCGTTGTAATCTAGCGCGATCCATCATACGGTCGTGACGCACAGCATCCTGCTCTTTCTCACGACTAATTGTTTTCTTCACTGCCGCTAATTCGCTCTCTCCAAACATACGCTTATATGCCGCAGTGTACTTTGACTGCTTGGTCTTCGCAGTCTTATCACCAGGAGCAGGTTTATATGCCTTCGGATCATTGTCACGCATCTTTGCTTGCTTCTTAAACTGACGATCGCGTGCAACCTTTTGCGCTTTGGATAGTCCAGAGTGATACGATGCTGGTTGTGTACCCTTGCGGTCTTTGATATCTGGATCTTGACGCGTCGCTGCTTCTTCTGCCTTTGGAGTCATCTTCTTAGCATGCTTGACTGCCGCGTCAGTTCCCTCGTCAGGAAGATAGTTTTCTTTCTGTAGAGTTGGGTAGTTGATCAGGTGCTTAGGCATCTTGCCCTTCTTGACCATATCGCGGAATACTTTATCGAGCGAGCGAAGATCGACGTCTGCGATCTGCGCAGCACGGCGAAGGTTTTGGTATGCGTTTTTTGGATTCTTCTTTCTGAGGTCAAGGAACAAGCGAACTGCATGCTTGTACTTCTTACCGTGAGTAAATCGGTCAAGGAATGAGTCGACATCTGGCATCAGATCACGGAGAGTACCTGACCCTGCGAAACCTTTCTCCTCTAACTTTTCGATACCGTCTAACCATTGACGGGATACGCGACCTTCGTCGAGCGCAACGATGACATAGTTAGCACCGAGACGGTGGACATATCCTACCTTTTCATTTGATTTGACACGAACGCGATCGCCTTCTTCGAACAGATTACCTTCGACATATTGCTCGCGAGTTTCAGATACACGCTCAAGTTCAACGTGGTTCTTAAAGTGCGACGATTCTTTCAGACCCAGACCGTTACGAATGTCATTGAACAAACGCTTTGCTTCGTTGTTCGACATAGTTGACGGGACACCTTGAGAGAATGCAGTAAAATCATTATTCTTTGCGTTATCACGTTGCTTAGAGGCAGACATACCTTCAACACCTGACGCATCTGGATCTCTCGCCCCTGCTGATACGATGTTGATTCGTTCGAAGTTGTAAAAACCGTGACGACCCTTGACACCATTGTACTTATCAAGAAGTGTTTTGAATTCAGTTGTGCGGTCAGATCCTACGACCATGGTGACTTTATTGAAACCTTGGTCATATAATTTCGTTGCCACGTCGAAGACAGTTTTCGCTCCGGTGTCCAGTATGACATTACGGGAATGCTTCGGAAACATTTTACGAACGTGCTTAACTTTTTGACGATACTCTAGCGGATTCTTCCTTCCGTCTTGAGTATGTGAGAGGTATACTTTGTGTGGATTACGTCCTGCTTTTGCCGACAGAACATTCATCAGTTTACCGTGACCGATCGTCGGAGGGTTCATTCGACCAAACGTGAAGAACGCTTCTCTTTCTTCCTCAACCAGATACTGTTTAAAAGATGGAATAGATGTCATTATGTAATCCCTACTTGTCTGAACCGCCAGATCTTCTCTCTTTTTCTATCTTTCGAATCTGCGGTATCATCTTTCGCGCCATTTTATCAATACGCCCCTTCATCTTATTTAGACGATCTTCAATCGCCGCTTTGCGCGCAGGTGTAACTTCACCGCGATGCTTCTTAGCGATTTTCTTGAACATAATGTTACGAGCGTGTTTCTTGGCGCGCTTCATCAACACATCAGGTGTGGCAACTCGCTGCATCGCACGTCGGCGACCCATCTTTATTTTTGCTTTATTCCTTTTCATCGCTCGCGCGAGTGCGCGGCGAGAGGCGAGACTGAGTTTCTCTTGAGTTGGTTGCTGGTCTTCTGGTACGCAGTTCGGTACCATCTTACCACCTTTCTTTTTCATCCCGACGCGCTTGTATCCAGACCAGCAGTCGTCGTTAAGACCACGGTCTAAATCTTTCTTTCTTTTCTGCGCCTTATACTTCAGTTGATCATCTTCTCCTGGTCTATAATCAACTGTGATGAAGTCTTTAAATCCAAGTGGTTTCGCCACTGATCATCTCCTCTTTGGTGTCTGCCATCCCTTCAAAATTTTGGGCGAAAAGTTGTTGTATGAAAACTCCATACGATCAACCAGTTTCACCGCGTCACCACCAAGTGTGTCTATCGCTACAAATCCTTCTTGACCAGCAACCTTATAACCTTTCGTAGATTTGACGAACGTTTTAAAATTACCAATCGAATTAAGTTTATTTATAAGCTTTAGTTTCGCTAGCACAATTAATTTTTGCAACTCGAATATTTTAATCAGATTCGCACGGTTTTCGGTAGAAAAGAACGAAAGTAAGTCATCAAGTTTTCTTTGCTGCGTAGTTTTTCCGCGCGTTGTTTTTCTTGCATTGATCTCTTTTTGATACTTCGCTTTTATCCAGCGAATGAGTTTGGCAGTGTGTGCGCGGGTATCTGTAACAGTTTGCCCCTCGCGGACATACGTGTTATTGAACTGCTCGATATGTTGAGCGAGCGTTTGATTCCCCTCCAACTCGCGAAGAGTTGTGCCGGATACACTGTTAAAGAGTCTGCCGATGGTCGAAAGCATTTCGTTAACACTTTCGGTTTCGCGCTTGGTTAGGGTTGCGCCGCGCATATCGTTCAGCATTGCATCTTGAGACCAGACGTGCCGCGAATTATTTAAAGAGGCAACGTCCACGCCATAGGATGCGCGCATCGTTTCAAATGTGTTTCCGGTGTAAGAAGTATGCCAGACGATTCCAATCTTTGCCCTTCTCACTTCTACTGCTTGCTTATACGGAATCGCATAGACAAGCGTGTTCGGGTGAAACGTGCTGTAGTTTTCCCCGTCGATCTCTTCCGTTTGTACATCGCCTCGACCAAAGAGGAAGTCGCCCTGTATCACACCTTTGATTCCAAGGGCAGGAAGATATTTGAGTGCATCCTTTAACTTAATTGCCAGATCACCAGAGGTGTCAGCGTCAACCGCAGCATCAGTCTTGTAGACCTTTGGGTTTTTATTGAAGATGCTTTTCTTCGCCACGAAGAACTCGCCATCGCGAGGATCTATTCCAGCAAAGATAGCAGGAGCACCGTCCCACTTAACCGAAACTCTACTACCGCGTTTCCCACCGAGCAAGTTACGCAACTCGCGCAGTGCATTAATCGCCTGACGTGTCCCGTCTACGCCGCCATAGAGGACTTTGTCCTCGATATGAGTCATGTGCGTATTTTGTTGCTCAGTAATGTATTCTTGAAAATCGTTCATTAATCGTTGTCTACCAGAATAATATCGAAGGTTGCCGATACCTGCGTCTGTTGCCCTGCCACAACATCAATCTTAATGTCATGTTTTTCTGGGACAATTAACGGAACTGGATACGAGATATCTAGACTTTGTCCACCTGCGGCGTTTAGGTTTGCTTTGATTCGAAACACGCCACCATTTAAAATTTCACGACAAAACAAACGATAGGTCATACGTGAGTTAGTCGATGCTTTATCTGAACCCAAATGAATGCCTAATATGTAACCAGTCTTACCGGCAGGTACTGTGTATGTTGCCATCAAAGTCTGACCTAGACCAGCGAGAATTTTCGCAGCAAGATCTCCACCTTGATTGATGGTGATGTCGCTTTGGTTTGTAATGGTGGACATTTTAACACGGAACACGCGGGAGAATGTCAGAGTACCTGTCGCGCCGATAGCAATCGTCTCACTCTGCAGATTGTATTCTGCGTCTAGACCGTCAACGATTACATCTTCGCCGACCTCTGTTAAAGAAGAAACGGAAACTAGTCCAGCGTCTGGGTATGGGTATGAGACATTGCCGTCATTACCGTCCCAAACAGTCCCTTCGGTCACGTCTCCATCGGTAGCACCAAACTTATTAATATGTGTGTAACCAGATACATCGCCGGCTGCGATTGGGATATTACTTGCCGCGCCAGACGAGTTTATAATGTTACCGTCTTTATCCGCAATTATCACGACTTCGTGCAGATCGTTATTACTTGGACCATAATGATCTTGACGGTGTACGCTGTATTGTGCCATTTCACATTCTCCTAATTTTCTTATTCTATTTATTAGTATAGTTTGATAAAGTAACTGGACTGATCGGTCGCCGACTCAGCATAACGAAACATCTTAGTTGCTAGTTGATCACGTTGCGCTGTTGTACCTGACATGATCACGTCCAAAAATTCCAAACAGATCATTTTACTGTTTTTGAAATTATATTCCTTTAACTTTGGTATCGCGGCAAGGTTCTTCATAAACTCTGCCTGATCCAGCAACGGCAAGGAAGGTGAGGATTGACTGTTGTATTTTTTGTACAAGTCATACATTCTTTGTTGCGAAACGCCATTGCTTTCATTACGCTTGAACCACTCAAGGTATTCTGCTTCAGTTTCGTAGTTGCCAAAAGTTCCCTTGCCGAATACTTCTTTGCAGTAAAAGTGCACGTTACCACCACCAATTCGTCCACCTGCTGCAGCAACCCCCTTGATCTCACCCTGCCAAGAAGTCGTACCTCCAAACGTCCGGAACTGAACTTCTTTCGTACCGATTCGAATATAGATGTCCTGTGATTTAAAGAAGCCTCCAGTCTTACCGTATGACCAACTGCCAAACGTGTAAGATGCAGGAGGAGCAAGTGTAGGTGCATTGAACTGCTGATAGTTTGCGCGCATAGCGTTTGCCTCAATTTTCTTCAATGAAATGCCAAGTAACTTACCGCTCTTCGAGAGGTCGTATACTCGTTCGTTCAACTCGCCCCAACTCGATGTATAATCGCCAAGCGGTTTCTCTGTCATAGGGAAGGTAGATGCCCAGATATCTCCTGGGTTCCACTTATCGTGGGAGAACGATCCTGGTGCTTGCGGTGATCCGGTCGCCTTATCAATTTTATGACACTTGGTCTTAGCGGCATAAATATTATTCATAAACTTCGAACCGCGATGAAAATAAACAGGAGATGTCATCTTTGTACCATACTCATCGTACAATCGGTTCGCTGTTTTGATGTACACGTCTGTTGTCAACCACATCCCAGGACCTTTATCAAGGCAGTTCTTGAGCGTTTCTGATGCAGCAACGAACCGCGTCCCTTTCTCTAATTCGGCAGGAGAAACACTAGTAACTTTCTTTCTCGCCACATTGAAAACATAAGAGCAATAATAGCACTGCAAAGATTCAGTGTACTTGGTGTCATCAGCACCACCGCCTGATCCTTTACCACCACCGAACTCAGGGTCTTTGAACACGCTAGTGTAACTTACTGTTTCAATAACATTCTTGTTTGTCGATCGATAAAAGGAAAACTTGCGTGTCGTTTTGTCATATGACACGCCAGTCACTTTAGGTCCACTTTCAGCAGAACCGAGGGTGAACTGTTTACCGTCTTTGATTTTAAGTTCGAAGATCTTGTCGCGGGTTTCGCCAGCATATGGACCTGAACTGGAGATTTTCGTACCCATGTCTTTTGATTGTAATGCTGGCATAGCGGTTCCTTAAAGGTTATGCTACTATTTATTTCTTTTCAATAATCAACCCATCCGGACCAAGTTTGTAGATCGCCTTGTTTGTTTCGAGAGTATGACCAATAAAGGAGAGGACTTTTTCTCGTCCCCTCCCCTTTTGGTTATTAAAGAAACTGTTCAACTGAGACAGCGAAGACCAGTTTTTTTCAGTGAAGTGCTTGGGCATTATGCCGCTCCTCGCATCTGAAGAATCGCACGATACTCATCTAATGTGCACCTGCCCATGTCGATGTTATGCTTACTTCGAATCATCTCGCCATCAAGTCCACCTGCAGACCATGGAGTATCGTGACCGAATACAGCATCCGCAAGCGACAACGGCAAACCATCAATCGCACACTTATAATCTTGAAGGAT